TTGCTTTTTCTGCAAGCGTGCAAGACGTTCACGGGCTTGCTTAACAGCATTTTGCATTGCACCTTTTTTGTTTTTGTATGTTTCAATAAACGTTTTAGCGCCGTCAATCTCTTTTTGCAGCGTGGTGCGGGTGTCTTTAGCAGGCTTAGTTGGCTTAGTTGGGCGCTGTGCTTGAACCGGACGGGTGCCGCCTTGCCTTGGACGGGTGCTTTGCTGTCTACTAGCGGGACGTCGGGTGCTTGGTTGTCCAGTACCTACGTATGCTTCACCAGTTCTGCCGCCGCCTTGTGCAATAGCGCGGTCACTGCGTGCACGGTCGGAAGCACTCTGACTTCGGCTAGTGGCTTTAGCACCACGACCACCGCTAGGACCAATTCTGCGACGTGCTTCTGCTTCAGTTTCAGGGAAAATACGGCGTTCGCGTTGTGCAGCAGTTTCGCCTTTGCTGCGATCTCGACCAACAACGTACGTACCTACCGGCTTACCTTTGCGGAAATTAGGGCTGTAACGGTCATAGTGACTTTCAGGCATCCAGTTGCCTTTGCCGTCAGCAATAACACGCTTGCCGTTGAGAGTTGCACGTTGACCGCGACGTACTACACGTGCTCCTGCTTTTTCTTTTGACATAATTAATTAATTAATGTGTGAAATAATAAGTTGTTCTCGTTTTGGATGGAACCCAAAGGTTTCTCTCATCCATGTAAGCCAATTACTGCTTCCTTTGTCCTGATTACACCTGAGACATGCTGGTACCAAATTGCTTGTAATGTCTTCCCCGCCGTAGGTGCGAGGATGAACGTGATCCAAAGTAAGTTCGTGTAATTCATAAGATTCTCCGCAATAAACACATGTACAGCCGAAATGTTCTTTAATGCTGCGCCTCCAAAGGCGCTTTGCTTCAGAGGATGTCATGGTTATTAGATTTTGAAGATAGTGATCAGGACTAGGAAGTAAAGGTGTCATGCGTAACGTTTTCCAAGACGGGGTCTGCGGCGGTTAGTAGATGGTTTTTCAAGTTTTCCTTTGTTAGGACCTGTGTGTGACGCATCTAACCCGTCTCCGTTACCGTAAGTACCTTTTTCTCTATTTAGTTTGTTCGCTGCTGTTCTAATTTTTAAACCAGCGCCTTTGTTATACTTTGCCTGCTGCTTAAGGCGCCTTTTACGTGCAGCAGGGTTTTGTTTGTAGTAAGCTGAAGTTTTCACCGTTTCCCATAAAGTCGGTTTTGCACAAGTTCTGGATCAATTTCAGGCATAAGACCTGCAAGCTTCGACAAGGGGCTACCTTCAACAGCAACTCCGTTCATGTCGTTGGTCTTTAGCCAGTCACAAGCGGCTTTTAGATCCTGAGTAGTAGCTTCGCCAGACTTAATGCGAGCCAAAAATTCTTTTGTGACAAGGTTGTGGAGTTCATTAAACTGATCTTCAGTTGCTTTTTTGTTCATAAGCCACAATGGGAACGACATCGTGACAAAGTTTTGCGTATGGACTTTCAGGTCTAAACATAAATCCTGTTTTACCTAGCTCAGCACATTTAAGTGCCCGAACTAACTCGTAATCCAAGCGCATCTTTTGCTCGTGTCGTTTTGCAATAGATTTACATTGTTCAACCATACTGCCGTCAAGCGGTACGGAAAAATTTAAGCTAAGTCCAAAATTACTGGTACGCTGATAGTTGTCAGTATGTACGTCGCCACCTGTATAGAAGGGGCTGACTGTCATTGTTGTGCCGTTACAGGAATTGTTAGCGGCAAAATGTTGACGACTAGGTGCCCCAGTGTTTTGAAACTGAATAGCTTGGTTAGTTACGTTGCCCGTGGCTGCAGCTACAGGAGACGCACTGTTAGAAACTGTCGGTTCTTCTGCGTAAGCCGGGCTTACTGCGAGAAGACTGACAAGGAAGTAGTAGTAGAGGTTTGCTGGATAGTTTCGGTGATGTCGATTGTTTCGATTACTCCGGCTACCCTGTCCGTAATCTCTAATTGAAAAGGATCGCCAGCGGTGGTTACTGAAAAGGTTGTTGAAGAATCTTCGATTGAACCACTGGGTGTTACGTTGGTTCCAGACCATGATTTGTAATTTCCGCCGTACACTTCAGTAGAAATAGTACGGTCAATATCAATAGTTGTAGTGGTAGTAGATTGCATACTACCTTGTGTAAAATTAGGTGTAACGGATTGTGCTTGGGCAGCTAGCGGGAAAAACAACAAAAATAAAAAATACTTCATGGTTTTGCGGTAGGTTCTTTTTTGTCAATACGGCTGATTCCGTACGATGCAAGCGTGCCGCTAAGCAGCGAAGCTACAAACGTAGGATCCATCTTTTGAAGCATACCCATGTATGAAGCAGTCAATACACCTGCGCTCCATACAAGCACTAAAGCTTTGACAATTTCGCTAAAGAAGTCATGTACAAAGTTTTTAGTCTTCTGCATGTGATTGTTTTTTGGTTAGGATCTTTTTAATAACTGGTTTCATCAAAGAAACTAACCGTTTAAATATTGCAGTGGCGGTTAGGGTGGCAGCAACAGAAACGGTAGCTGTCGTTGCAGCAGTAACCAGAATTGCAGTTTGAGGTACAGGTATACTGATGTCAGTATTAGGAATCTGTACTTTCCTTACTTCTGGCGGCAGGGGCGGAAGTGTAATAGGCGCTACGGGAGGCCTAGCAGGCTCTGGAGCAGCTTTTTCCTGTGTCTTAGGTGTGCTTACACCTGGAGGTGGTCTAAGGTCGCTAGGAGGCACCACAAGCGGCGTGTATGAAGGCACGTCCGCCTGCGGCATCTCAATGACGGGAGCCGGTAGTTGTATCGGTTCAGGAATTGTTATCGACGGAAAGACCAGCGGCTCGCCTAGGTCCATCAGATGTATTCAGAAATGTAGCATTTACCGCTGTTGCTTGTAGTGCATTTGACAGCAATGTAAGAACCGGGAGGAACGTTGATATACACACGTTCATCGGTTTTAACAAAGTGATTGTCGTCGTCGTTAGCGGTAACTTCTGCAGTCAGTGTAAATGCAGTGTTAACAGTGTCGTGAGTAATAGTTACGACAGCGCCAGCAGAAGTAACAGTGTAAGCAGCGCCGATTGTGGCGTTAGCTTCTAAGGCCGCGGCCACACTGGCAGCAACGTTAGTAAGCGTAGTAGCAGTAGTGTTGCTTTGGTCGGCTGCAGTTACTTCATAAGTTACGGAAGTACCGTCAACAACGACAGTCAGTTGGTCACCAACTTCGTAAAAACCAGACAAAGTAACTGTACGGACTTCAGCAACACCAGCAGAAGCTGCAGTTACAACTGCAACAGCTTCAGCAGGAGCACCTTCAGCAACTTGAGTTGCGTTACCAATGCCGTAATAAATATCATGGCCAGTAGGGTGGATGCTGATGCGTCGGCAGTCGTGGGTCAGCTGTTGGCTAACTGAAGTGCTGCCGGTAGTAATTTCGTATGCCTTGCTAGGAGTTTGGAAAGGCGGGAGTTGAACAGTAAAAAGTGACATTATTTGTTAGGAAAAAGACCGTTACGAATAAACTCGACTGCTTTGTCGTCAACATCATTATCAGTTGACTCAGCAAGTTTCTCCAGCATCTCAACGATCAGTGCCTTAACACGATCAGATTGCAGAAATTGGAAAAGGATTGGACGAATAATAGAGATAATCATTGTTCATCTGCGGGTAGTGGTTCGTTGCCTTCGGCTAGCCATTCAAGGTATTGTTGATAATCGGTGTTAGCAGGGGCAAATGGAATGTGGGCTGTTACACCATCTTTTGTACGTAAAACCCCGCAGTTTTGGCCAGTAAAAATGTTTACAACAAATTGATACTGTGTTTTCATAGTTCTGCATCTGCTGTGTAATGGAAAATAATGCCGGTTGCGCTGACACCACTGTCTGATCGTACCGCAAATCCCTTATCGTTAATATCTGACATTGAAACACTTTGATTGTTAGTACCAGCTTGGCCATAAATGTGCCTATGACATTTATTAATGTTTCTTGGGGAAGCAAGATCGTAAGCAACTGTGGTTGGCGTGGTACGCATGTTTGGGCTAAATCGAACCATTGCAGTTCCAAGAAAACCTGTTGTACTACTTGTATTCCCTCCACCAGCATGCATAACACCAGTGTGATCAGTGTTAGTCGTGCTGGGGGCACCAGTAAAAGAATGTTGGAAGTATCTCTGACACCTCTGAAGCTCATCAGAATAGCTCCGATGTTCAAAAGGTGTACTTTTGGAGCCTACTTCTAATTGAACTCCGGTGACGTAAATAGCGTTAGAAGTGCTAGACAAGAAGTTGCCAACATCGGTTCTAAAATCACCTCTAGTGGTTGAGTATGCAGTGCTGTCTGACGCGGCAGCAATAGCAGATGAAGTGTTTCCAGCAAGAACAAACTGCAGGTCCAGTGCTCTCAAGTTGTCATTATTTATAGTTGCAGTTGAACTTCCTGGCACAGTTACAGAATACTTAGCCCACGAAGTCGTAGGCGTCACGCTAACAGTGTAATACTCAGCAGTCCCAAAAATTGTGAATAAAGTAACTGAAATTGGATCTGTGTATACATCTGTTTTCATGTACCAAGAGACAGTTACGCTTTTAGCATCTGCCGTTCCATAAGCCAATGACTGCAAGTTTTGTCCTTCAAACCTATGCTGAAGAGCTAAGTATTGATTTGAAGCAAAACCAGATGCTGTTGTGGAGCATTGTATTTTTGCAGAATTTGAAAATCCTGCTGGCGCATCAGTACTTTGTGAAAAAGTAGTTGCTCCACCAATAGAATCATTAAAATTTAAAAACCATCTATCAACTGTTGAATATCCCTCATTACTTCCATTTGAAACTGTTTCAGAAGTGCCCCTCTGCGCCACCTGCATCGCTCCATTAATAATCAAATTACGATTACTAAGCGGACCAGCCGTCGGCAACTGTTGACCGTCAATTGTGACGTGTCCATCATTATCAATCGACACACCTCCATTAGTTGTAGAGGTGTTTTCGATCTTGTTTACTT